AGTTGTATGAACTGATCTTCAGGAGCAACGTCTGTTCTCCCTTTTATCTCATCAAAACGATTGATGATATGGAGAAGTTTACCTGGTTCAACCTTGGATGTAATTTTCTTCATAATCTAATGCATCCTCAAATTTTTCATGGGCGGTTGCTTTAGGGTTCTGTTCCACAATCCATTCGTATGTCTTGCGAATACCCTCTTCTAAGGACTGTTCATAGTCCCATCCAAGTTTCTCTCTAATAAGATCGTTGCATGAGTTTCTACCACGAACACCAATAGCATTGGAATCAGTGATGTGAACCTTCTCAATAGTCTTACCTGCTACTTTAGCAGCAATGTTAACTAGTTCATTAATGGTTACCATCTCCTCAGAACCAATGTTAACTGGTCCCATGAAGTCTCCCTTCATCAATCTTCTAGTTGCCTCAATGCATTCGTCGATATACAAGAAGGAACGAGTCTGTAAGCCGTCTCCCCACACATCGACAGGTCCACCTGTCTCCGCTTCTGAAACCTTTCTACAGATTGCAGCAGGAGCTTTTTCTCTTCCTCCTTTCCACGTTCCTTCTGGTCCGAAGATGTTGTGGTAACGAGCGACCCTAACAGGAATACCGTGATTACGATTATAAGTGAGATATAACCTCTCACTGAATAATTTTTCCCATCCATATTCAGAATCAGGTTGTGCTGGATATGCTATATCCTCTGGTAGTTTAGGATCATCTGTATTCTCCTGATGGAATGCAGGATACATACATGCTGAACTACTGTAGAATATCTTAGTATAATTACGATCTGTTAAATCATTTAACTTCTTCTGTTCATGCAGAACATTTAAGTTAATGCTGGCAGAGTTATGAACTATCTCTGAGTCATTCTCTCCTGTAAATATAAATCCTGCTCCACCCATATCAGCAGCAAACTGATATATCTCATGAAATGGATGCCAATACTTTCTAGGAACATCTTGCTTATAAAAGTTTCCTGTGGATCCAGTATAACGAAGTATCTTCTCAACAAAGAGAGGATCTGTTAAATCACCTTGGATAAATTCGTCTGCCTCAGTAGCAGAAAATTCTGGACGCTTGAGGTCTACCCCACGCACCCAGTATCCTTCTGACTTTAGACGGCGAACCATATGGGAACCGATGAATCCACCTGCTCCCAATACTAATGCGGTACAAGTCATCTATACTCCTAGAACTCCTCTGATTTTGTTTAACGATGCTTCAACTTCAACAAGTTTGTCATGATCACCACCTGTTGATGTTGCAGCAGGAGCACTAGTTGCTCTTTCATCGCATTTCGCAGCGATTTCTTTAACCTGTGCTTCAAGTGCTTGAAGTCTAGCCTCTACTTCAACATCATATTTTGACATTGCTGCACCACTAGAAGATTTTGCTGCTTTTCCTTTAGTTGCCATTTTTCAAATAAGTGTGCTTTTGCTATTTAGTTATCTTTCCTGTAGGCAGGGACACCTGCAGGGTCTAACCATTTTGTATACTCAAAGTCCTCAATAGCTTGAGTTAACTGCATTCCATTGTCACAAAGATACATGTCTTTGTATCTGTTAGTGTATCTATCCAATTTTTGGATACGAAAATCAGGTTTACCATTTTCTAGTGTGCCTGACTCAACATAACGGTAAGGATACCGTTCCATAATAACATTCATGTGTTCCTCTTTAGTGCGGTTTCAAGTTCTTCGACAATTAGTTCATAATCATCGTCAGGGTTGCCATAGAATTCAACACCTTGACCTTTAAAATAACGGTATACCTTTCTGTATAGTTTTGGATTTGAATGATCCAAATCACACTCCCTTCTTACAGTTTGTTCTAACAGTGGTATATGCTTATGGAATTTGTCTACAAGCGAACGTGTCATTTGTCTGAGGTGAACGTAGTTAGTTTAGGATAAGTATGGATTCCTGTCAAGAGGAATTATACTCAATAATTTCATCCAAAGAAAACAAACTTATAAGTTCTAACCCCGCCTCTCTCATGGCAGTATCAGCCTCACCAACACCACACTTATCACATGGTTCTTGTCTATCCACAATCGCCACAACTCTATTGACTATGTATCCAGCATCACGCAACTTTTCTGCTGCCTTGATTGCCGAACCTCCTGTAGTGATAACATCCTCTAATACAGTAACCTTAGATCCTTTAGGTGGGAGTGGTCCTTCAATCCATGCTTCTGTACCATGTCCCTTGGGTTCCTTTCTTACTATCAAACCATCTATGTACATCTCGTCTAAGGATGATACCATAGCAACACCTGCTACCAGTGGATCAGCACCTAATGTAAGTCCTCCCACAGCAACACAATCATCTTCGAGACACTCTAATATGCACCAACTAATATAAAGTAAAGCATCTGACTGAAGTGTTACTGGTTTACAGTTCAGATAATGCTCACTCTTTTTACCAGAGGACAGCATAAATTCACCCTTACGATAAGATTCTTCTTTCAGTAAGGCAATAAGTTCATTTCTTTCTTCAATCATTACTTATCTTTCCAACCTCCTGCTTTTAACCAGTTATTATAGTGTGGGTTGTCCCAACTGTCACTGATCTCATAAGACGGAATAACAACCTCTTGGATGTATCTCCTATTCTCTTCAACAAGTCTTACCTTGGCATCTATCTGAGCACCCCACCAAACTGCTGCACCTAACTGTGCTGCTAGAAATGTAAGCACTGGGATTGGAATGTTTTTCATTTGTTTTCGTATTCCTCTGTTGATATGAGCCAGTCAGCGTATACACGCCTTCCTGTTTCGCCATTTGAATCTATGTAGACTTGATCAAGACTCGACCAATGTCCCAAACGAACGCCTAATTTCACGTAGGCTTTCAAAATCTTTCTGTTTAGTGCCGCCATCATATGCCCAAGCATAACCCTCCGTAATCATTTGTTCGTTCAAGGAAATAAGATCCTCGTTAATATATAACCACCCAAGAAGCCTACCATACTTCCCAGTGCCACCCACAAGTTCTGTTCTAATAGTGAGTTCATCTCCATCACCTGCAATAGTATCTTCAAGTTTTTTCTTTAACCAATTCGTAGCATCTATTCCCAGTGCTTTCTCCTCAAGATCTCTTGTTCTTTTCTCTGGCGTATCAACTCCTGCAACTCTAACTCTTTCTTTCTTGTATAGATCAAAACCGAGGTCAATAGTAACATCGATAGTATCGCCATCTAAAACCTTATCAATTTTTGTTACTCGAAAGTTGTAGCAGCTTTTCCTGCTCGGTGGGGTCATCGCTCCCATTAAAGTATTCTGCAAGTGCATTATTTATATCAAATTCTGGATCCCTAATTGTCTGTTCCAATTCCCATTGTTTCATATTCTGTATCCAAGTGTTAAGCACCTGAGTATTGTCGGGCAACATACCCTCATAGGGTTGTTGTTTCTCTATCTCCCATGCTTTCGCTGGGCTCGTCATCATTAATAATGGGATTAGGATTCCAATCATCGTACTTAAAGATCCAGTAGATTACAATAGCAACTGCTATTAAAAGAATGGCAATCATTATATTGACTGACCATACTATATCAGAGTAAGATTGCACCGATTATAAACCCTTTAGCGAATGCTATGCAAGTGACTTGATAATCAGTCCATCCAAACTTATCTTGACATTTTTTAATGAGATTCTTATCCCATTGAACAACCTTATCGAAATACTTTTTCATCTTATTGAGTAATAGTATACAAGTATATTTACCCGTTTGAGAAATGTTACTAAAGTGTTGCCAAATGCACACAAATATGCTAAATAATATGAGAGAACAAGGAGGGAAACAATGAACCCAAACCTCTTGGTTATGAGGTCAAATTAGTCTAATTTTTGGAGGTATAACTTATGATGATGTCGTACAATCAACTTGCAGGATGGAACAGTCACGCAGAAGGATTAAAGTTCAATGAACAAGAAGCTAAAATCAATGACTATTACGAATGCTTGATTGAATGCGAAGACGACGATCCAAGTTGTAAACGTATCTGTAAGGAGGTATTACTATGACGCTTAGATTATATTCACACCCCCATCCACCTTAGTAAAGTTAAAAAGTACGCTTTAATTCCCCCTCCTTTGAGGGGGTTTTTTTAAGCTTAATAAGAATACTTTTAGCCTCACTAAAAGTAGAAGAGTAAAATATCAAAGGTTGATGTCTATGTAGATTATCTCCAGACATACTACCTAACAGCAGCCAACGATTCCATCTTTGTAAACATTCCTTCCATATTATAAAACAACTTATAATTTTCTGTCGTTACGTAATGTCCTCGTATAGAACTACCATCACAATGCCATCCATATGCTTTAACCTGTTCTTCTATACCATCTATTCTCATTTTCTTATTACCGTCCAAGTAAGAATGGTATCGCTCGTCTAGGTTGATCATAGTTCTAGGGTGCTGTGTGAGGATACTATAACATAGTCTTGTATTATTATGTATATTCTTAATGTCCTCTTTAGATTATCGCACCTCAAAGTTAAGTTTTCTAACTTTTCTCTTCCTTCTTTGCTCTTGCCATTCCAAATCTTGAGAGGTAAAAGACTCCTCCCTGTTTGCGGAATGTCCATGAGACACAATCGTTACCTTTGACATATCAAGAGCAGTGATACTATCTCCTGTTATTGTGGTCATATTACTACAACCACAACATCTTGTCTGATGAGAGTGTCCCTCTATTTCTTTACCGCATGAACGGCATCTTACTTTTAGCATTTTTCTACGCTCCAAACCACCCTGCATTGGGTTCTTCTTTTCCTATCCATTTGTTGGATATTTCTTTAATCTTTGCTAGTGCCTCATCAATCTCTTTAGCCTCACCAGTCTCTTGCCTGTTACCAAGTCCAAACTTATGAGGATCACGATCAGTGATGCACCATCGCCAAGATTTTACGTCTCTACTGTACCAAAGATGAATTCTCATTAGTTAATGCTTGAACAGTTTGCCAATCATTATCAAACAATTCCAAACCTTTATCAGTAAGAATGTGTTTATAACACTTCTCAAACACACCTACAGGAACAGTAACAACATCTGCACCATACTCAAACGCTCTACCAACATCTCTCACACCTCTAATAGATGCTGCTAGAACCTCAGTCCTTACCATGTGCTCACGAAATACCTTAGCAATATCTTTAACTAAACATAGACCACCAAATGAATTGTCATCTACTCTACCAACAAATGGTGAAACATATGCTGCTCCTGCCTTAGCAGCAAGGATTGCTTGTACCTGTGAGAATACTAGGGTTACATTGACTCTAATATTTTCATTGGCTAACTGTCTACATGCAGTCAATCCATCAGGAGTGCATGGTAATTTGATTGTAGTTACATCACCAAACAGATCATATAATCGATGTGCTTCTCTTAATGTATCTACAATACTATCTGCAACAACCTCCATACTAATGTCCTTTAGACCCATAGTTTTGAGTTCTTGATAGACAACATCAGGTTGTTTATGACTCTTCATGATAAGAGTGGGGTTGGTTGTTACACCATCAATCAATCCAGAAGCATAGTGCTTTTGAATTTGTTCAGATTCAGCAGTGTCTAAAAAGATTTTCATTGTTGTGGTTTAAAATAATCTTTACGCATGTAGCGTCCTAAGATATTACTATTGTAATATAAAGGTGTTTTTCCGTCAAGAGTTTCTGTTAGAACATTATGAAGAAACAACTGTTTAGTTTCTTCAAAGTTTACATCTCCAAGTCTGGTATGGAGGGATAAGATTTCTCGTTTGAACGCTGCATTTCCAAGTAACTTTCTATCTGAATTAAGTTCTGCAGAGCTTCCATAGTATCGCTTCCAGTCACTCTCAGACGTAACCCTTCTCTTGCCACCTCTAGGCTTACGTTTTTGGTAGAAGTATTTACGTCCGATGTATTGTTTACCCGACTCGTTATTAGTAATACGGTAGACGAAACCGAAGAAATCGCCAATATCGTCAGAAGTGAAAGGTTTACCTTCATATATCCAGGCGTTTTCGTAAACTCTTTCTTCAACCATTTCATAATCATTCTATTCCTACCCATATTTAGTCCCACCTGGTCACCGTTATCTCTATACTATTATTATCCATCTCCCATTCCTCCTGTACCTCAAATCCATCCATACCCTTAACAGTATTATGAACTAACATTCTTGCATACTGTTGAGTAAGTTTATCAAGAAACCTAGCAATAGGAATAGATTGATTCCAAGTCTGAACATCTGCTACTAGCACAAAAGTTCCTGTGGATTCGTTCCATTTGAAACCAGAATCTTGTGCTATTGCTATGTCAGCAGTAACAGTCTCATGACCTACACCATGATACCCAGTAACTTTTAATTCTTTTTCCTCTTCAGGAAAATGACCAAGTAAATTCAACGCCTCTACTAAAGCAGGTCTGTCTTTTAACTTGGTTTGAATTCTAGTAAAATGGGACATCAACAACCCTCCGAGTCATGAGTAAATTCTTCAATTTCATCTTCTACTTTTTGATAGAAGCTTGGAGTATGTATACGATTCTCCACTTCACCAAGTCTTTCTTCTATGTTTTTTGTTAGGGATTCACATTTTGTTCCCTTAACTCCTTGTACTTCTTCAGTAACAGTACCGTCTTGTGCGATGGTGAATTTAATAGTGGTAGGCATGTCAAGATGTGTGTTTTTTAATGCTTTGTTCCCACTCTTTGAGTGAGGATGAGCAATCGGGTGGTGGTGGGTCACTATAACCCTTCATCTTTTTCCACTTATTATACAATGCACCCATCATCCATGACTGAGATAGACTCTTAGGACCATTATCCAACATCTCTAACTGGAGTTTGTTGGAAGTGTATCCCTTCATCTCCTCACGCCAATTGGAATCATCATAGTTTTTTGTCATAATGAAAAACCAGCAAAAGTGTCTTTGTTGACATCTTGTTTGATGCCACCAACAACGTAAGATTCAACCTCAGTTTCTTGAGGTGCTACTTGAAGACCTTTGGAACTAATCCAATGTTGTGTCCAAGGTAATGGATTGTTTCTTGCAGCAATATCATAAACGGGCTTCAATCCTATCATCTTCATACGCTTATTGGCAATCCACTCAACATATTGAAACAATAATTTGTCATTCAATCCTATGATACTACCATCTCTGAAGAGATATTCTGCCCATCTCTTCTCTTCATTCACACACAAATCAAACTGCTTGTAAGTCCACTCTTCCTCTTCCTTCATTATCTGTTTCATTTCTGGGTCATCACCTTCTCTCCAATATTTTAGGATTGTTTGGGTGAGGACAAGGTGTTGATTCTCATCTCTGGCAATGAGCGATATAATCTTAGCTGACCCTTCCATAAGTTTAAGTTCACCAAATGCAAAACTGCAAGCAAAACTAACATAAAAGCGTATCCCTTCCAAGATGTTAACATTTGCTACTGCCCGATAGAGTTTACGTTTGAGTTCTTTCATCTCTAAAACAGGTAGAGATGTATTCAATGATTTATCCATGT